TGAAGGTCTTATCGTATTGTTTAATCTGAATGATCAGACTATTACACGAGTCGTGTTCCATCTTGAGTTGATCCAAACCACCCGCCGCGATTGGACGCATAGTAGATCGAATGTCACCAATCTGACTGGTCAGTGATTCAATGTCAGATAGTTTCTCTTCACGATTGTCACGTTTGTTCTTCTCCAGACTCTCAACATACTTCTTCTGTGTCCGGATCTTGTACTCTAGGTTCTCTAGATCTGATTGGTTCGCACGTACCTTCTCTTTGATGACAGAGAACTTCTCCTTGAGGATAATGTTCATCTTAGAGAATACGTTGATATCAAGCAGATCTTCGATCACCTCACGTCGATGGTTCGCAGGTAACTGCATGAACGGCACAAACGAACTACTACCCAGTACAATGATCTGGTGAAAAGACTTGTGGTTTAGTTTCAGAATGTTTTGTTCAAGTACCTTCTGATACTCTTTACTATGAGAGTCTTGATTGATGACCTTGTCGTCTCGCCAGATCTCAAACTTAGTTGGTTTGATACCACGCACAACCTTGTACTCACAACCAAGTGCGTTGAACTCTACCTCAACATGACAGTTCTTGTTATTGACACTATTGACCAGTTGACCCTTAGATACGGATCGGTGTGCCTTACCAAACAATGCGAAAGATAGTGCGTCCAACATAGTAGACTTACCCGCACCATTCTGACCCACTACTAGAGTAGAAGCAGATTTGTTGAGATCTATTTGAGTGAACGAATCACCAGTACTAAGAAAGTTCTTGTACTTTAACGATTTGAATATAATCATACGAGTTCGAGCGTCTGCGCCTCTACCATGAGTTCACGCACCATCCCCTTGATGGTGTCTTTGTTTAACGGTGTATCTACCGCATTTATATAAGTATACAACAAATCTTCCGTACTGTCAACTGATATTTGATTGTCACTCACAGAACCACCAGTAAACTCTTCAAAGTTCTCTGCGATCTTGAGTTCGTGTATCTTACGAGAGTTGATCCTATCTACGAATGCATCGAACAACTTAGGATCAGACTTATTGACCACGATCGGTGACCTCACGAGTGTCTGTGTCTAGGATGTGGAAGTGCTTGGGGTCATGTGCATCACTCCAGAAGAACTCCATCTGAGAACCAAGGTAGTGTATGTTACCACTCTGTGACTTGGTGTGGAAGTGTCCGGAGAGAACCAAATCAAAACGATTGAATGCAGATGCCCTCATACCATGAGTACAGGGAATACCCGCAGACATCTCGAACCCTTCTAACTCAAGGTGTGCACCGATCACATCTGCCTTACAACCCTGAATGAACTTCATACACTCATCATTGTTGGTCTCGTTGATCCAAGGTATCAGACCCATAGGCATGCCATCATAGTCAACCACCATTGGTTTCTCGATGATACGTACCTCTTCCATGTAGTGACCTAACAGTTCTTTGAGTGCACTCAGGTCATTAGTATTCTTGTAGAACACGTCGTGGTTGCCGGGAATGATATCCATGTGGATCTTGTACTCACGCAACTTCTCCAAAAAGATCTTCCGGTTATGTTCCAACGCACGGAAGTTGATGAACTTACGGTTGTCGTAGTAGTCACCAAGGTGTAGTATCTTTGTGATACCGTTCTCACGTAGGTACGGGAAGAACACATCACGATAGAAACGTTCTTGATAGTCCATCATCACGTCAGATGAGTTACGGATACCACAGTGAGTGTCATTCAGTATTGCAATCTTCATTAATTAGTTACTCGCGAGTTGTACAACTATTATGAATAGTAACATATTTGTTACAAACAATTCAAGCGCTAATATAGTATGATACCATACCCACCTTGTCTTGTACGCATTTTCCATACTAATCTCTTCGGGATCAGGATCACTGTTGGGATTAGCGACTCTTTTCATAGTATCCCATATGCGTCGAGACTCTGCTCGAGCTTGGTCTAACGATTTCATACATCATCCTCTTCTCCAAGGAAATCTGACAGATCGGAATCGACACGTCTACGTCGACGTTTGCGTATCTCTTTCGCATATACCTTAATCTTTTGGTCAGTATCCTTTACTTCATCAATACGATCACGTAGACTGTCAACAAACATTTGTGTCTGACGTACCGCCTCTTCATTGTCGCCATCAAGGATTAACGAAGATATATCACTCTCCGCAAGAAACTTCATCTTGATGTCTTGTTGTTTTTTCTCTTTCTGAATCCTACGCAGAAACGCATACCATGCAATCTGTGTGAAGTATGCAAATGCGTTGGGTGCCTTAGTTCGCGTTGCCTTTGTGATGTCGTAGTTGTCTATTGCCTTGAGACAGTTCTCCACTGCGTCCATCACCATTTCTTCTCTATAGGTGTAACGCACGAAGTTTGCTCGGTGAGACAATCCCTCCGCGATCTTGAGAAAACATCGAGCAATATAGTCGGTCACGACAGGTCGGGGTTCGCCTTCAGCAGACTTTTCTGTTGCATCTTTAACGTAGTCGACAACCGCTAATGAGAACTCTGCGTTGTTTACGTAATGCGGTTTGTCTTTCGGTTTCATAGTCATCTCCAATTTGATTTAATACACTATAACAAAACTACTACTGTTTGTCAATCCCTATCGACAACTCTTCGTCTCAAATCAGAAGTAGAAAATCTATGATCTCTTTTATTGAAGTATATCTCTATACCTCTGCTTGCACATATGGCACGTCCTGTAAATGTGCCTGACTTGTACTCTGATCCTATGATCCGGACATCGATCTGTAATGCGGATAGGATATCCTCTAGATCTTGTTCGGTGACGTAAGGTATGATCTCGTTGACGTACTGCACCGCATTTAACTGTGTGTAACGTTCTACGACGGTTTGGATAGGTTGGTTTTTCTCCGGTCGATCTAGACTAGGATCTACCTGTAGTCCACATATAAGGTAGTCACATTGAGTCTTTGCCTCTCTCAACATGGCGATGTGACCTGCATGTAACAGATCGAATGCACTGCATGTAAATCCTATTTTCATAAAAAATCACTTGACATATTGTAAAAGAAATGTTACCCTAAAGCTGTTCAGCGCCCCAGAGTGAATACTTCGATTAGTGAAGTACTTTGTTTGGGTCTGGGAACTGCAAAACATTGTTATAATCTGAGTCCGTTATATGAGTGCTAACCGCTGTTAATTTCTCAAGTGCACTGGCCAAAGATCTTGCATCTTCTTCATTACGTTGTCTCAATCGCACGTTTCTCTGTTTACCCGTCTGGTGCATCTCATCCACCGCATCTATATATTCCTTAGAAAACATAGGAGAAGGTTTACTAGTACCGACAATATGATCAGTATTGACAACCATGATATCGAGATAATTCTCTTGCATGGTCATCCAAGGACGTAGTCCATAGATCTGATCTTCATCTTCAGTCCAACTAATAGTTAACATCATTGCGTTGCGTACAATCAGTTCGTTACTTTCAGCAGAAGGCCACTCTATGACCTCACAGACCATCTCCTCACCGGATGCCATTCTTACTTGTAAAAAGTTCTTCTCTGAAAATATCATATGGGCACCTGTGTAATCTTAAAAGGGAAACGTTCCCTACTATATATCTTAACTCTTTCAGCGCTGTGCAGAAGAGTAAAGTTCTTCTTAGACTTGATATGTAGATCATCTGCAATGTCATACAACCTTGTAGTACTACCATCGTCTGATAGTCTTAGTCCTCTCCCGATTGATTGTAAGACTCGAATCTGAGACTTGGACGGAGAAGCAAATACAATGTTATGAATATTTTTAATGTTAATCCCAGTAGAGAACGTACCAAGAGAGGCCAGAATAATACTATTCTTTTGCTTATCGACAATATTACGTATCTGTTCTCGGTCTGAGGTTTTGGTTTCTCCTGATACGAAAAAGAATCTCTGTCCATCTTTTAACTTGTCCTCAATTAGAGGCCGTAAAACCTTGCCGTGTTTGTCCACAAGGTTAAACAAAACAAGAGTGTTACCCTCCAGAGATGCTGAAAGGTTGGCGATAATGTTATTTCGTTTCTCATATCCAACGATAAAGTCGATTTCATCTTGATATGTCCTTCCGTCTGTAAGTTGACAAAGTTCGCGTTTATATTTTAGTAGTATAATATCTATATCTAACTTAGCGAGGTGTTTATCCTCTTGCAACTTCGCGGTGGTTACCGACGTATATGTGGGGCCAAACAAACCTTCCAGTACTAGTTTGTGTACTGTGGTTCCGTCCAGTGTACCTGTGGTGCCGAACCGATACTCTGCCTCGATAGACTTGTTCATGATCGATGACAGAGACTTAGACTTAAACCCGTGTACCTCATCACCCACGATACAACCAAACTGTTGAAACCAAGGTGCACCTAGTTTGTAGATTGATTGCCATGTAGAGACAATGATTGGACAGTCTGTCTTCTTATCCTTACCAGAATAGATACGGTGTACGTTCTTCTCTACGTCATACCCGTACTCATAGAAGTCCTTGTACATCTGTTCAACCAGAGATGTTGTAGGAACAATCAGTAACAACTTCTTGTTGTGTTGTGCGAGATACCACCGTGCGAGAATATAAATGATAAAAGACTTGCCAGATCCTGTAGGACTCAGTATAATGGCTCTCTTGTTCTCTATACCATGTACTATAGCATCATATTGATAATCACGTGGTTTGAATGGTAGATCTAGAGAATCAATGAACTCTTGGAATGCCATGTGAGGAACTTTGTTCTTATCGTAGGGATAACCATATGGCCCTTCTTCAACCTTGATACCATAACCACGTTCACCTGCAAACTTACGCAACGACTCATATAGACCCGCATTCAGTTCACCATTAGTACGGTTGAACAAACGAATCTTGCCGTCCCAGATTCTCTTCTTTACCGCAGGCATGAACTTAGCGCCAGGCACTTCAAAACAGAAGTGTTCAGAGATCTCGGATACTATGTGAGGTGCACACTCGACCATCTGCAACATCGCATAGTTTCTCATTTTAAGTTTGATTACTTCCATTATCTAATTAGAACCCTGCTTCAAACTGTTTCCATCGTATGATATTACCAATTGTTTGGTGTCTCCACTTCAACGTTTCTAGTATTTCTTTCAAGGTATCTATACACGTAGTTAAGTACTGGATTTTCTTCTCACTGTTCACAAGGTCTTCGTCAGTCTCGATGAACTGTACCCGAAACGATCGATCTCGTCCTTGGACATCTTACCTTCGTAGTATAGATACTTCCACTTCATGAGTTCTTTCTGTTTGAACTCGGCGTCTTTCAATTTTAGTTTGTAGGTTGCGTGTAGTTCCAAGTACTTACCGTGGTTCTTGGACGCTTCTACGGAGGAGGCATCTAGTGCCATCATTTCAATCTGAGAGTCTTTCTTCCACTCAGTTAATATAGCTTCAAGGTTCATTATTTATCCTATAGGAGTAGTCTTAATACCCACCTAGTATATCATTTAAACACAAAATAGTCAAATCTAAATGTCGCCTGAAACGACAAAAACTGCTCCTGTGAAGTTGATGCAAGGTTGATCATACCTACACTTGTGGGGAACCCATTTATATAGGTAAAAGTTCTGTTCACATTATTGTGACTAGAGAGGATGGCGACAGTGATATCATTGTATGACGAACCCTGATATCCTTTCTCCGGATTAGATTCTACGGATGCGGACGGAAGTTTGTGTGGATTAGAGGTTGCGGACATCATCCAGTTGAAGAGTTCTCGATATGAGTTCATGTCCTCATCAAGTAACACTTCCATAGTCAATGTACCAAACTCAGCGGCGTCTCCCACAAAGGGTACACTGTTGACCCTAGAGAAACCCAACTCAGCGGATGGTAAGTTTACATCGGGGTGAGATATTGTTTGTGCATAGAACTGTAGGTTAGGGAAGTCTCTCCTACTGATAACTATTTTGAACCCTGACGGTTGCAAGTAGTTTGTTCCACAATCAAATGTGTTGGTCGCCATGTCTTATACCTTTGGTTTGTCTGACTGTATTTATACCTGTTTAGGGGTTGACTTTGCAGGCTACATAATGTATAATGTATTACATTGAGATGAGGTATAGATGATACTAACACACACAGACGCGTTATACGCTGCAAATGCATTCGAGGAGTTCTTCGGTAGTATCGAAAGAATCGACGAATACATGCGTATGGTAAAGATGGAGAGGATGGCAGAGTTTCCTCCCGCATTGCCTGGCATGGGCCCTGAAGAAGATCTCTTCAACAACTTCGATATCCATCCGTCTGAGATGGAGTTTACTATCATCGACACAGCGTCATACAAGTTCATGAACTACATGGAGATCGTCACCTCTGCCCCTGTAGAGAAGTCAATCCCCGGCAAGACCATGAAGTGGTTGATCAAAGAGAAGAACACTGACATGGTTGCGGGTATGATTCGACTCGGTTCTCCTACCATTAATAGTAAACCACGCAACGACTGGTTGGGTAATCCCCTCGACAGTCTAAACCCTAAGATCATGGAGAGGTTCAACAACTCTGCAATCATGGGGTTCAACATCGTACCTACACAACCATTTGGATTTAACTATCTGGGTGGTAAGTTACTGGCTGCAATCTGTTGCAGTCACTTTACACGTGATGCACTCAACAAGAAGTATGATTCTAACTTCTGTATGTTTGAGACCACATCACTATATGGTTCAACAAAGTCTGCCTCGCAGTATGATGGTATGAAACCATTTCTGCGATTCAACGGTTTGACAGACTCAAACTTCTTGCCACTAATCAATGACAACACTTTCCGCAGACTGAGTGATTGGTTCATTGATAAGAACGGTGGTGAACCCTTGGTTCCTGTGGATGCATCCTCTCGCAAACTCAAGACACAGACCAAGATGGCATCGATCATCAAAGCCTCTCTCAAAGTTCATGATGATGTTGCCTATAAGAAGTTCTGTCAAACCTACGATAATGCAAAGGATCTGACTGAACGAAAACGTTCTTTCGTATCCACGTATGGTTATGATAATGTACCTCAGTATCTAAACCTCGAAACAGATACATTGATCAAGAAAGAAAACTACGACAGGTTCTCTCTTGAGAATGTTACTACATGGTGGAAGAAGAACGCCACCAAACGTTACGACAAACTAAAATCTGAAGGTCGGTTGAGACGTACCGTAGAAACTTGGAACGTCAACGCAGATGATATCGATATAATTAGGTGATATATTATGATT